TTGGGAGTCAACAACTTCTCTGGCAAATCAAATGTGTAACTGCTGAGTTCCAGCAAGTTCTCAAACACATAAAAACCTTCGTATGTGAGTCTTAGGCCACCATCATCTTGAATGTTCTGCCACCAGGTGCGCATGGCTTCATCAAGAGGTGGCGCATCAGGATAACGTGTTATCAGTTCCTGAGTAAGAGCAAGTTTATTGAGCATTGGGATAGATCTTATCCCCTTGTGTCAACAGCACAACACTGAACTTGTCTGTTCGAAACTGTGTGTTGAGTTTTCTAGCCAAGTTAATGGCGTGTCCTGGGTTGGAGAACGATACTTTTTTGTACTTGGGACCAGGAAACTGAGTAAGCAAGTTGCTGGTTTTCAAGTTGATAGGCTTGGCATCAAAAAACACCGCCCAAACACCTTCTGACGCCAGCACTTGTTCTGTCTTGTAAGTCTGTTTGTTAGTGTGCTCAATCAGCACTGTAGGCTTTGGTCTTGACATATTAAACTCCGCGTTTATTTATGCCAATAACTATGTAGATTTAAAACTACCGCCGGTGATCTGCACTTCTACTATTTCTGCACCACGTGCTTGTTGTGTTCGCATTTGTTCCAGTGTAAGCAACAGTTTGGTAATATCACTATGCAGATCTTTGGCATCACGCAGGCTTATTTGTAGTTCTCGTTGTCCGCGGCTTTCTGCAGCCTTTATTGAGTCCACAAAACGATTTATGTGCATGCTCATTTTTTTAGAAACGGTACCAAGTTGGGCGCAGTCCAACCCACGGGCTTGAGTACTTTGCCATCTTCACGTTTGCGCACCTTGCCTGTTTCACGATCAATCTTGGCAAAGTTGGTACTCATGACTTCCTTCCAGGCACCTTCGGCATCAAAGCCTGCTGAATGGATGGCACCAATGGTGACCACAAGGATGTCAATCAACGCATCAAGTTCTGCTTCCATGTCGTGTGCTTGTTGCAGTTCGCCGAACTCTTCTTCAATCAAACTCTTGTACATGGTGTACTGAGATTCGTTCATTGCGTCCACTGACTGATCGCAAGCCCGCATGAATTTTTCTTGATCACGAAAGGGATTTGTCACGTGCTGACTCCTGAGTGTGAAATGGTCCTTGATATTGATAACGTTCCAACACAATTAGTTTTGGGTTGCGAAGCAGTCGCCATGCACGATGTTGTTTCACAGCATACCAACCTGCAGCATACCATGACTTGCTTTTGTTTTCTTTGGTGAACAATGGCAATCTGTGCTTGACATCCCACATGGGGTTGAATGCTCTGCATCCTGTTTCAAATCCATGCACTTGGTCTGGTGCAGGCTTTGTGATTTTCTCAGGTGGTGCAAACTCAATGTTGGCCTGCTTTCGCACCATGGGAATGGTTTTGAACTTGCCCACTTGATCATTGATGCGCACAGTGTAGCCGTCGGCTTCGGCTTCTACCACACCAACCTTGCGATTGTCTTGCTTCAAGATCCAATACTTTTTATCCACTATGGGTTTGGCTTCGATCATCTAATACTCCTTTGTATGTTTGATTCAACCAGCGACCAATTGCATCTGCAAAGTCACTGAGTTTGGTGAGTTCGTATTTGCCACAGAATCTTAGGAAGTGCGCACCTACCATGCCCACATCCTTATGACTAATCTGCTCACGAATGGCTTCGTCTACTACAGCTTTGACAGCATCGGGCTGTGCAGTGAGATCAATCAACACACGATTGCGTTCATAATCTTCCAGCACCTTGCGTTCTGTTTGCTCATGGTCCATCCAACGTTGCAACATGAGATTGTTCCATGCATAGCCACGACGGTCACGATCTTCAAACGCTTCTGTCAGTCCCACTTGATTCTTTGTGCCTTTCACACGCACACCTGGATAGGCTGAAAACACATTGTCACCGGGATCACCACGCATGCACTTCAAGAACAACACCCACTTCTGATAGTCAGTGGGAGGCACAAAGTTGGCATCGGCTTTGCCAACCTTGATCTTTGAGTTACTCTCAATAGTGAATGCCAAGTTTTTGCCTTTTGCGTCTGTAACACCCGTGGTACTAAACAAGTGATCGTTGATGCCATTGTACAATTTTACATTGGGTGCAATCAACTGCACAAAGTCGGAATCTGAGCTGACAATAACGTGTTCGTCTTGGGGGTGTAATGCAATCCAACGTGCAATGATGTCGTCTGCTTCTGCTGTGGCACAACGGATCACACTACAGTTGGTTCGTGTAGACAAGTATTTAGTCAGTTCATCATAGGTTTCCCAGAACAGCTTGTCCTCTTCTGCTTCTGACTCGCTCATTTGCCCACGTGCCACTGCACGATTGGCTTTGTAGGGTTTATAATGATCTTTGCGCCAGCTACGTCCTTCCAGTGCGAATACCACATGATCAGCACCCAAATCACGTGCTACTTTGTTTGCGCTCATCAAGGTAAGATGCAGGGCAAAACCCAATTTGGTCCACGTGTCTGCGGCACGATGCGCTTGGTGCCGGGCACGGAAAAACATGTTGCTAGTATCAATCAGTAGGTAGCGCATTTGTGTTCACCAAGTTGTGTTGTTTGATGTATTGTAACACATAGTTGGCCCAAAAGCAATGGCCTTTGGCATCAAAATGGTACCATTTTGAGGGCACATGCCCGTTTTGTTGCAAAATAGCATTGTAAGAACCCTGTCTGTTGTAAGGGTACATGTAACTAGTACCCCAAATATGTTGATTTTGAACATCACTGAAAGTACTGTAACTACTGTAAAACAAGTGAGGGATGTTCGACCTTTGTAGTTCGGTGTGTAATGTCCAAATCTTTTCATGGCATTCCTGAGTTTTGATTGCCCAATCCACATCAACCACAAACTGTTTGTATCGTTGTTGCAATTTTGCAGGAACCCAATCTGCCCCAGATGCGTTCACCTGATACCATATGCCGTTGTGCAACCACTCTTCTCGTTCCCAAGTGGTCCACTGTATGACCATGAATGTGTTGTTCAGTTTGTCAGGGTTGTTGGCAATCCATTCCCTGGTGGTTCTAATAATGCGATCATTACTGCTGGCCGACTCTGCATCACAGACCAATGTACGGCCAAGATTCTGTGCCAGATGTGTACACCAGCTGGCTGCCAAGTTGAGTGGATGTGGACGACGATCTATACCGTTCTTACCATCATCCACTGCAAAAGCATCTGGCACAACTGCTTCTGCGGCAGCGGTGTGACTGCACCCATTTGCATACAATATCATCTGGGACTGGGACCACCTGTGTCGTCTGCGCCTACTGGTTCCCATGATTCTAATTTCTTTTTCAAATCTTCAGCATTGGCCACACGCTGCCGCAGTTCACTGCTGCTGAATGAATGATCGCGACCATTGAAGTGTAGTTCAATATCACGCTTGTGACAAATCTCACGACCAGTAAATTCTCGACCTTCGTATTCCACACCCAGTATACGAACATCAATAGGCAGGATCAACAACAGGTCTTCTAGATCTTTTTCTGTGTTGTACACCCAAACTTCATCCACGTACTTGCAACCTATCAGTTGCAGTTGTCGTTCCACAATGCTCTGTACTGGGCGATTTTTGTTAGGACGATCCAAGGTGGGATCGTTTTGCAACGCACAGATCAGGTAGTCACATTCTTCCTTGGCTTCACGCAACATGGCAATGTGACCAGCGTGTAACAAATCAAAAGTGCTGGCAGTAAAGCCCACACGTCTTCCATCCATCATATCAATTTCCTTAACTAATCTCAGTGCGTCCGTCACCAATGTCACGGGTGTGTACATAACCGCCTGCTGAGTTACGCATGGCTTGATCCTGTTCCCATGTTTCCATCACAACATGTCTGCACACATTCTGGAACCAGCGATCCACAATGTCTGAGTCTGCGTCTGTGGGTTTCATCATGTAGCCGGCCTTGACCAAGCGGGCAATGAATATCTCATTCCAGTCCAGTTCAAATGCACCTTGGTGCAAGTTGTTGGGATCAATGTCCATGTTCAAGATAGCCACATACGGTTCGTTGTTTTCTGTGGCCAGTTGTTTGGCAGTTTTCTCAGGCGCCTTGGGCACACGGATAACTTTTTCTGCTACAGGTTTAGGTTCTGGCTTTTTCTTAAAGCGGTCAAAGAATCCCATTATTTGCCCCACCCATTGCCCCAAAGGTCAACGTGTAATCGTGGACTGTACCAGTAGCCACGTTTGAGTGCTTCGTCGGCCACATTGATTCTATTGCCATCATACACACTGACCACACCGCCCACAGGCATCACAAACACAGGACCACCAAACTCACGCAGTCGATATTCATCCACTGCACGATCCAGTTCGTCAAAGTCTTCAACTTTTTCCACAACAAACTTGAGATATGTAATACCATGTGTCTCATAATCCCAAATCACATCAGGCTTGATAGCGTCCGCCCAGGACTCGCCACTGACACTTAATTTTGGACTAACACTAAAAGTAATTTCACCAAACCAGTTGCGCAAGTAGTCTCCAAACTCTTGACTTAGCTCTTGAGTACCATTGGTCTCAAATGTGATATGTCGCAGTCCACGTTCGGCCAACACATCCAACAGTTCTGGATAAGCACGTTGCCAACCCAGCAATGGTTCACCACCAGTGATTACTAAATGCACAGGATTGCCATTGGGTTGCAACCAGTTGCCATTGGGCAATAGCTCAGTCATTCGGTTCACAAGCTCTTCCACTGTGTATGTGGGACTCAAGTGTTTGAAGTCTGGATGCCAGCTTGCATAACTGTCACAGCCTGTGTTCACCAATGGCAGTTCTTCAAATGTTTTGTACAATTCCACAGTCTTGGCCACTTCGTCTGCTTCTTTACTCCGCTCTCCTGGTTTGCAACCAAACCCTGAACAGGTAAAGTTGCAACCAAACATGCGTAAAAATACACTGGGCACACCAACATAGCGTCCTTCGCCTTGTGCTGAATAAAATAATTCTGATACTTTTAATTTCATAATCTTGTTACCTTTGTCATGCCCGACTTGCGGGGATCTTTATTTAGATTGATACTTTGTTCATGCATTTTAACACGAGTTTCTTGTTTTGTCACCCAGCCCGGTAATACTGCGTCTAAATAGGCCAAATGCTCGGCTGGACTGGGATGTGGATCGCCATTTCTATTGGGCCAACCAGTTTCGGCAAACAATGTATTATAGTAACTTGGCAAGATGCTATCTAATACATCACTGTATAATCGTACGGCATCTCTGTGCAAACTGACATGATCATCTGCAGGAGGAGCCACGAGTTCTACCATGCTGAGAAAGCGCCAGGTCAAACCCGGGCGATTTTCCAACAACGTTTTTACTGCTTTGATGTAGGCAAGATCTCTAATTAAAAATCCCCGCTCATCAATATGTGTTTTGAGATATTCTTTGTTGAACACGTTGGTTGCAAAATGCGCATTGCCTGGAGTATGCCACCGTCTATCAACATAACGATCTTCGCGATCTAAACTGGTCCAACAAACCATCACAGTATCACCAGCACCAAATCTATGCCGCTGATCTGCTTCCATTACGCTGTTAAAAATGTAGTGATTGCCAGCGCCGCTTTGACCCCAGTTTTCAAAATAGTCAAATTCTGGAGCAAGGCAGTCGGCCCAGGTGCTCCAACGGTAGTTGGTAAAACTGCACCCAAACGCAAACAATCTCGACATCAGGCCACTAGTTGTTTTTTCTTTACAGAGAAACTGCCTTGTGCTTTGGCAGCACCTGCGCCTCGACGTGCGCCCTTGGAGTCTCCGCCACTGACGCGATCTACTGTGGCCTTGCCAAAGTTTCTGCGTCTTGCAAAGTAAAACAATTCCAAGAATCTGTTGAAGCTCATGGTCTTGTCTTCGGGAAAGTCCAATCGATACACAGTAGGTAATTTTTCTAAGGGCTTACTAAAGCTCAAATATTCCCAGATGTTGTAGTCCAACTGCAAGTTCATGGGATACTGATTTCTATCATCATACTTGATGTAGTAACTTCTTTGCAGTTTCATCAAGCTGGCCAGTAGATCTGGGGGCAAGTTGTAGCGTTCTAGAAACTGTTCTAGGTGATCATACAACTGTTCCACTTGATTTTCCTGGTGCATGTTCATGCTGGTTCTGTGAATGATGTTCCAGCCGTGTATTTCCACACCAATCTTGGGATGATTAATGCGTCCAGTCATCATCCAATTGTTGAAGTACATACGGGCTTCAGATTCTTCTTTCTTTACCCATTCATTGGTCATGAAGTGTGCAAATAATTCTTCGTAGTAGTCGTTGTAGCTGATGCTCAAGTACTTGTTGATAAAACGTGCAACCAAGGTAGCAAAGCCGTTGATATGAAACGTGGTCTGGAACCAGGCAAATATCTGTGCATCCAGCATCACCGGAGTGGGCATGTCTTTGGTGCCTGTAATGACGTCAATGCTTTCTTCAATGTGTTCCACACTGTAGCTGCCAGCAAAATAGTCTGTCACAGGCTGGCTGGTGATTTTGAATAGTTTTTTCTGCAACAGGTTCATTTCAGCATTTTCCAACAACTGTGCTTGGAATGTTGTGATGCCAGTGTGCTGATTCAATTCGTACAGGGCATAGAAGTTTTTCTTCCATGTTTCCAATGTTTCACCAGGCAAGCCCAGGATCAGTTCGGTGTATGCAGGAATGTTGCGTTGATCGCATAACTCAAACACTTCGTTGAGCTTGTTCATTTCCATGTTCTTGCGACGAATGTTTTCCAACACATCCAAGTCCAGACTTTGCACACTCAGTGTAAGGCCTTGATTAAATCCCTTGGCATCCAACAGTTTCTTTACAATGTCTATGACTTCTTTCTTTTGATTCTTGGCCCAGGCCACACTGAAAGTTCTTGGTGATCCATATTTTTCTTGACACTCAATGATCTTGTCTGCAATCATGCCGTCACGTTCGGGGTACATGCCAAAGTTGGCATCAGTTATACTGATCCAATCAAAGTTGTGCTGAGCCATCCATTCCAGTTCAGCAAACACACGTTCCAGTTTGAACTTCTTGACTTTGTTGTAGGTCAAACTGCCCCAGTCACAAAAGGTACATTGATATGGACAACCACGATTGGTTTCCAGGGTGCCTTGCCAGGTCACCTCAGGATGATCAGCAATGAGTTGATCAAATATACCAGACAAGTATGGACTTTCAACTTCTTCAAGACTTTCAATGCGCTTGGCTTCTTCGGTTTTTACAGCCTCACCGTTTCTGTTGATCAGCAGGCCGGCCACAGTTTCCCAGTTTTTGGTGTCAAACACTTCCAACACACGTTTGAATGTGATTTCGCCTTCGTAACAAATGATCAAATCCATGAACGGATTGTCTCGGAAAATGTTGACGTCTGTGATAGCAGGTTCAGGGCCACCAAACAAAATCACTGTGTTGGGATTACGTGCTTTGATCTGCCGGGCAAGTTCATAGTTGTAGCGATGGTTCCAAACATAGGTGCTGAATGCTACCATGTCATTTTGACACAATCTTTCGGCTGTTTCTTCAATGGCTTCTCTGCGCCACAAAAATTCAGTCACTTTGAAACGTTCACGTATGGCCGGGTCTGCCAAGCTGTAACTCCATATCACGCCTGCAGAATAAGGCAGATAGTAGGCGTTGAACTCTTTTGGTCCTTGTTGAAAATTTGGTTGTACCCAAGCAATGTTATATGTCATGTCTTATTTACTTGTTTCCAAAATGCACATGCGGATTTGAAAACTGTACCATTTGGCGATTGACATCATTTTTAGCTAATTTTTCCCAGGGATCTTGTGCGCCCAGCCAGATATTGTTGAAAAAACTCAGATCCATTTGCAAATCATTCAACATATAAGCTGCCAATTTATAGCAATCTTGCTGCCGCAGTGCTATCTGTGACACACTGTGAAAGTCATTTTCGTCCATGGGACGACCTTCCAGCGATGCACGTTCACGGAACGTGGCATCATTGTTGTTGCCGGTTAGATCTGCACGGTCATGCAACACATTCACAGGTATACGCTGCCAGATATCCAGCATGTATGCCTGTTGGCTCAGCCAGCCATCCTGCACACTGTGTGGTGAGATATAGCCCAACAAATCAAACCACTTTCTGGGAATGATAGGAAAGATGCTGTAGGGATGATCCATGTGAGTATGAAAAGCCAGCAATCGAAATTGTCCTTCGTAACTCATGATGGTGGTATCCCAACCTTGAGTTTCCATGTAAGCATCATCATTCCAAATCATCAGCCAACGTGAATCAGTATTTTCTGCCAACTTGTTGTTGTAGATGTGTAGTCTGTGATATCCCTGGCGATCAAACACCATGGCCTTGTAGGCCAGTTTTTGCTGATCCATCCAGGGTTGAAGTTCCGTTTTAAAATAATCTTTGCCAATGACATCATCGCGATCAAACGCAAACATCAACTGTACACGTTCAGGATGGTCGGCCAACTCTATTAGGCTGCGAACACTGCGGCCCAGACTTTCAGTTCGGCCTCGTGTGGCCAACAACATAGCAATATCATACTTGGGGGTCATGCAAATAAATCCTCATTCCATTCTCTATGGCCTTCTCGGAAAGCCATGTTACTTTGTGTTTCACGTACTTCTACGCGGTAGCACCACAAACGTTCTGCTTCGCCCTGTCCCCACATGTCGGGAATATAAACACCGTTGACGTATTTGTACAACTGATCTGCAAGACCTTCACAGCCTAGTTTGGGCAATATAGTTAGCTTGGCAATGTTTCTGCGTTGCATTTCCATGTAGAACTCCAATTCAGGATCATCTTCTGACACCAACAAGGTGTGATCAAATTGGCTTTCCAACACTGACTTGAGTTCTTTGAGACCACCATAATCAGCAGCCCAATTGCGTGTGTCCAAGTTGTCTGTGCCAAAGTAGAACTTCATGCTAAAACTATAGCCATGAATCAAATTGCAATGACTGTCTGCCCTCCACTGACGATACGCACATGGAAATGCATCGTGATATTCTTTGGTACTGGTATATTTGTATTGTCTTGCTGACATCCAGCGGTGACCTACTTGATTTTGATCTTGTGACATGCTTTTTCTCCTATGTTAATTTTAGCATAGGCAGCAGAATTTGTAAAGCGGGATGATGCTCAGAGACCGCTGGAAACATTACTTATGTTGGTTGTTGATAGCCGGCTGCTTTGTAGTTGGCCTGACCTGAGATAACACCTCGTACTCCGCCGACAGGATCAGCGCAATCACCATGACGTCTGGGAATTAAATGCACATGTGGATACATCACAGTTTGGCCAGCAGCCTGTCCCATGTTGATGCCTACATTGAATGCATTGCACTCGTCTTCCGCAACCATTCTACGACCTTCACGCATGGCAGTTTCAAAACAGTCCATGATTACCGCATCTGTGTTGTATTGTGGCACAAACAACAAATGCCCGACAGCAACTGGATAACGATCCCGAAAAACTGCTACATGAAAGTCTGACAGTCTTTCAACTTCTAAATCCCAAGGTGCTACTCCTGCGGTCTGTGCTTCTTTTAATGTTTCATACTTCATTTATTATCTTTCTTCGTTGACCACGTCTTTTTATGTCTAATGTCACACAGTGTATGCCGGCGTACCAAAATTTGTTGTGTCTAAATTCACTGTAGTGACATGTTATACCATGTTGTTTTAAATGTGCAAATAACTCTGGTCGATAAGATCCGAAAATAATATTATTGGAATCTACCACCAGCACGTTCAAATCAAAGTTGGTAACTTGTACATAGCCTTTGGCTTCATCCAGCAAACCGTGTATGTTCTGCAAACTGTTGCTCAACACAGTACGAGCAGGTTGTGTTGATTGATTCACAGGTAGATACTGCTGTACACATATCATGTTTTTATCACGCAAAACTTTGGGAACAAATTCTGGATCTAGGCAGATTACTGTGTTGTCATCTATCATCAAAAACCCATGATCAATATGACCCCAGTTTTTTTGTGTGGTATCATAATTAGCAACCACAGTGTCAGGCGGCAAGTTTCTTTGCATCCATTCCAGTCCCAAGGCAGTGCCAGGACCGGCAGTGTTGGTAATCAATGCATCGCCGCACTTGAACATGGTTGCTGTGTGCCACAACACACGTTCGTGCAATATTTTTTTATAGACTGTTTCGCCTTGCTGTGTCCAGTCTACATCATTGGGCATGTCAAACAGGATTGGTGCAGGTTGGCTAAGCCAATTGTGTCCTTTTTTGAATAGACTGCAGAAAATTTTATAGTATGACAAGCTGTCAATGTACCTGTCAGGCATGCTGGTAAATGTTTGATACACAGTAGAACCGTATACCAAAAATTGATCTCTAGGCACCACCGGAGCCACTGCACATTTGATTGAAAATGTGGGCAGTTGGATATTTTGTTGTATGTTTGGGACCAAAGGACGATGAACTGTCACACCAAGTGATTGTAACAATGCCGCCAAACTGTCGAGATCCTGTTTGGTTTCTTCAAGTATTTGATTGAATGCAGACTGTTTTGCCTCGGGCACATACCAATCCAGTGCATGCACAGCATGACAATCACCTACTATGACTTCTTCCAGCGGATCCCAATTGGTCCAAACACTCACTTGTTGGGATCCTCAGCCAAACCGCGCCACTTCTCAATGCTGTCCTCGCTCCACTTTTGCCCATCCCAGTCTGCATAAGTTGGAAATGGCCATTGTGGATTTTTGTTGTCGTTGATTTGGTAACGACCTTCGCGAACAGGCGCAACATCTGAAGGAAACCATTCGGTCAACGGGGGATCGAGTTTGTCAAGTTCTGCTGCAGGATCCCATTCTGGTTCAGGAATGATGTTGAAGTTCTCATCCAGTACTGAGAACTCTTCGCCGGTATCTCGATTCACCAACTTTAGTGGACCTTGAAAGTGATACTCAGTGTCATCATTGCTCCAGCCCAAATCTTCCATGCCTTCGTACCAGTTTTCGTCCCAGGCAGCTTCAATCTGCTCACGTTCCTCTGCTGACACAGAATCAGGATACTGCCATTCACTCCAGCAACCATCATCTAGGCTGTCCAGTTCCCAGTCATAGTCAGCCAACTCATAGCCGTCTGGGTTGCGCAAATCAATGTCAGGTCGCTCGTCGCTTTCACAGTAAAAAGTACCCCAGCGATAGCCTTCGATCTTTTTGATAGTAACGCCATCCTTGTACCACAGTTGTACTTCAATAGCGTTCTTTTTGTATTCGGTTGATAGTTCCCAGACAGCCATAGCAGTTCCTTAAGAGTCAATTTCCATTGAGTTCCATTCTTTGACCACGTCAAGCATTTCTGCTTCTGTGTTACAAAGAATCTTGGCACTTTTCCAATCGTTTTCTTTGTCTCGTCCGCCCACTTCGACCATGAAGCCATTATCGTAACGATTGATTGTGATTGATTCGTTTACTTTGTCCAATTTAATTAATTTCTTTGCCATGCTCTTTCTCCTTTAAGTTAATTCTACCACTCTATACTGACTTGCAGGATAGTTTTCGTGCAACCATTCCAACAACCCTGGTTCCCAGGGCAATTTAATTTCACCGGTGATGTTTGTAATGTATATCATCTTGGTGCAAACTCCTGTTGTAATTTGATATTGTCCATGAACTCTTTTTTCACACTGTCGTCCGTTTTAAAGGCACCACGCAACACAGTGGTCTGTGTTAGGCTGGAGTGTGCCATGATGCCACGATTCTCACAGCAGCCATGCACTGCTTGAATGTAAACACCAACGTCCTGTGATGCGGTTGCGGCCATGATCTCGTTGGCAATGTCTATGCACAGTTCTTCCTGTAGGGTACCTCGACGGGCACACCACTGTGCAATGCGGGTGTACTTACTAAGTCCGATCAGTTTCTCTGCCGCAATAATGCCAATATAAGCAACCCCAGCAACGGGTTGGTGATGATGACTACACATACTGCGAAGTTCACTGCGAACCACGAGCATGCCCTCGTAACGGTCTGCTGAATCATTTGGAAACGCTGTGCAATCGGGTGCTGGTTCATATCTTCCTGCCATTATTTCGTTGTAGTACATCTTGGCCAAGCGTCGAGCTGTGCCTTTTGAATTGGGATCGTTTTCTCTATCAATCAGCAATGCATCCAACACACCCTCAAACGCCACAGTGGCTTCGTCAATGAGTTTTTCTTTGATGGCATCACTCATGTAATCGCTGATGTTGTCTCCAGCCCAAAAGCGGCGCCCGCGAGCTGTCATTTGTTCTCTAAGCACTTGTGATAAATTCTTTTCTTGCATTGTTACTCCAGTGTGTGATTGTACACTATTTAGATTTACGAGTCAACTGACTATGGAAATTTGTCTGCAATCTGGATAAACAACCTCACGTGGTGGTTGACTTTGATATTGACTCAACAGTTCCATGCCACGTTGGGCTTCTTCGATTGTGGGACGATAATGATAGCCTACTTGAAATTCTTGTTGTTTGACCCAAGGGCTTACAGTTAGATCACGACCGTCATATCTCATGCGCAACAGGGCTTGGTAGGCAGTTTCATTATCCAACAATATGGCACCACCACGACCGATAGGCAAAGGTTTGTCGTGTCCAAAACTCACACACTGCATCTGCCCGGCTCGATACATATTGGCTTCTAGGCGTCTTGCACTATCCCAAATGCGTGTTTCAACAAACGGGTACTCTCCCACCCAACGTTGCCATTCATGATCTAAGTATTGATATTTGATGCCCAGTTTGTGCATGGTCATTGGCACACTAACATAGGTATATGGTGTAAACTTACATGTTTGGACTTGATCATATCGTAAACACAATTCAATAGCATGGGTACAACAGTCAGTCATCACAGCACGTGATGCACCAGTGAACTGGGCCAGGGCTGTTTCAAACTCAAGTATCTTTTCGAACATACCAGTTCCAGGCGTGTTGGATCATGTGGTCCAATTCAAATTGTCTCCAACCCTCACCAACACGGCCAAATTTGGCAGCACTTGCTGTGAGCACCGCAGGATCTCCTGGTCTAGCCGCACCCATCACAACTTTCAATTTCTTTCCAGTTATGCGTTCGGCCGCGGCAATGATTTCTCTATTGCTGGTTCCGTTGTTGGAGCCTAGATTGTATACACCTGATGGAATCTTCTCATCTAGAGCCATGACATGTGCTCGAGCAATGTCTTCCACATGCACATAGTCACGCACACAAGTGCCATCTGGTGTGGCAAAGTCTACACCGTTTAATGTAAATTCTGCATCATCTCTAATGGCACCCAACACACGAGCAAAGATGTGTGTGGCATCTTCAGTTTGTCCGTGTCTGGTTTGACTATCAGCCCCACAGGCATTGAAATAACGAAATGCCACATAATCCAAATTGTAGGCTGTGTGATATGCTGATAGAATTTTTTCTACCATGAGTTTGCTGTCACCGTAAGGTGATATGGGTTCACAAGGATCCACTTCATGGCATGGAGTCATAATAGGCTCGCCATACACTGCGGCACTGCTACTGAAAATAACTCTGGTCTTGGGCATGCTTCTGCGTACTTGATCCAACAGTGTGAGTGTGTTAACCACATTGTTTTCAAAGTAACGACCTGGATGCCGGATGCTTGGCCCAACCAAGCTGGTGGCGGCACAGTGAACAATAGCACTAGGCTCGTGTATCAACAGTTTAACCAAGGCATCTTTGTCAGAAAAATCTCGTTCAATGTATTCATGAAAGATTGATTTTAATTGTTTGGGGCACTTGGCTTTGTCAATGCCCACCACACGATGTCCAGCATCGGCCAACATCAAGGCAGTTTGACCGCCAATGTATCCGGCTGCTCCGGTTACTATAACTGTTTTCATTTTAAATATTCTCCAATTTCGTTTTTTAACATTTTGTACAACACTTCATGACCTAATCGAGTTGGATGAAAGCTGATTGGATTGACCAGTTGTAAGTCTACCAGAGCATCCAATCTAGCAGTGTCCAAAGACCATGTACTCAAATGATACTTTGAATCAGGCACAACATGACCTTGTTGTATCAACATTTGTGACAGCAAATCTCTTGGTTGTTTGCTATTGTAGATGAAATTTTTCAATGTGTCAACTTGATAATCGTGATGATTAAAAGTATCAAACCAAAAATTCTGTATGCCGTGGCCATGAAAATATTCATCCCAATATTTTATTGCCATAGACAACTGCTGTACTTCATGTTCGTGATTGTAGTTGGCTATCCAAGACTTGGCCTGGGGGGTCGAGTCTCCAGAGTATATTTCTTCAAAATGATTCCTTGCAATATCAAAATATTCAGTTCTAGCAGTGCTGGTTATTCCCCAAAGCACTGTGACGGTGGACCATTGTTTTTTTAGTTTTTCAACTTGATCTAGAGAAAAAAACTCCTTGGCATGCCGAAACTGCTGTTGATTGCTGGAACCCATCACAGCATGGTTGTGCTCTGCACATTGATAATCGGCTGCAAGACGCCGCCTAAAAGTCAGTGCAGTACTGTCTTCTCGATGTACAATTGCTTCATACTGTTTTTTTGACATACCTGGTTGATATTGAACCCCTACTCCAAAGGTCCAACTACAACCAAAGGTAACCAATAGTCTTGACTGTGTTTTCACATGGCAATCTTTACTACGTGATATTTGGCTTCAGCCACATGGTCACGGTATCTATTGCTCGCCCTATTCCAATGCTCACCATGACCAAGCAGTATATCAACCACACGGTCAACAGTGCCATTGTTCCAGTCAGATATGAGACCCATGTTGTGATGAGGTTCTTGCAGGAGATTTTGCATCTTGTGATATGCATCATCAATGCTCCACGGAATGTACAGTCTGTTGGGATCGTTGGCAAAGGTTTCGGGGAATGACCGGTATGCCGGATATAACACATTGCAGCCAATAGTGTCAGCCTCACTGACCGTATTGCTGACCCAATCTTGCAAAGCACAGTTGAACAAAACTCTAGTGTTGTTGAGATGATCATAGTATTCATTCTTGGTGATGTTGTCGTAGATTTTCAACTTGCCGGCTGCTTCCATAGCTCTGGCACGTGTCACATACTCTGGATTGTTGCTACGCAATGGCCCACCTGAGTAAATGGCAAACTCGCAGGGCTCACTAGTAAGTTCACCATACATTTCAATCAAGTCCATGAAGAAGCCAGGCTGCTTTTCTTGATCAAAACGTGCGGCAAACCCCACGCGGCGCGGACGATCTGCAAATGGTCGAATATTGTCGCTACCACCAATGCGTTCCAGTACCTCTTCTTTGCCAAATGCCAAGCCCGAGATGTTGTAGATTGGAGCAGTCCAACCTGCAATGCGCATGTGTGCAACCATTTCTTCGTTTGTGGCCAGCACGCCTGTGACAAAGTGATTGACCATCTTTTCATATGTGCTCATCCATCCGGCCATGCCCCACACATGCACAAAGTCATCGGGGTCAATGGCTTGTGCTAGACAGCGCACATAAATGCGAGGACGCTGTTCTGCAGGAACCTGGTCCATGATGTATGGCAAACTCTCAATGCCTGGCTGAAACATGTCTTCAAAATAGATCACATCTTCTGCTGTTACTTCACCTTGTTGCATGAGTCTGACTAAGTTCATCATCTGGCTCATGCCAAAGTAACTGCGTCCGTGTGCATCCAGCACTTGTCCCACAACAATCTTTTGACTGTTGTCTAGGGTCAAGCCCGGCACATAAACCACATCAAGACCTCGACGTTCAAACACACGTCGATTCCACTCAGTCAGTTGCAGTGTGTAACGGGCCTCATAACTTTCAAGGCCCATGTAGTATAGTTTTCTCATGCGCGATGTCCTGCAAAGCGACGAGTGTCCTCATCCCACATGTTTTTGGCATACTTGCCAGCATGCCACTTGCTGAACTGTTGCCAGGCATAGGTTTTGAAGTTGTACAGATCCGCTTCGTTGTAGCGGTATCCATAGTCCTGGCAAAATTCCAGATACACTTCAAGATCGTCTTGGATCTCACGTACCTTGGGGTTGGGTTTGAATGTGGGTCTTGCCATGTTGTTCTCCTTAGATGACAATATTGTTGAGGGGTCTAGTGATTTCGTATTTGATCAGTGCGCCGTTTTCTCCGTCTTCGGAGACTTCGATCCACACCGCTCGACTGGGATAGCGACTTGCTATTTGTATATATAGGTCGTCTGCCATCATCTCACAACTTTTGTAGTCTAGTTGGAGAGTTCCACTGCGGTAGAGATTTTCGAGCCAGCGTTTGAATTGGATGAATTCAATGTCGCGATCATTGTGTACAACATCAATCCACACCCGGAAATGAAAGATGTGACGATGAGGATTGGCAAGAAACGAAACATCATATTCATCACCTGTGGCCAGTGCGGGATCTGTGGCAGCCGCAGGATATCTGTGCATGCCTTCCTTTTGAAATGTAACCCATATTTTTTTCTGTGCATGTTGCATCACTCGGTCTACCACTTCACGTTCTGCTTGATTCATTTGAATAAGTCCTTAAAGGTTGATGTTGCCATGTTTTCTAATTTTTGCATGGCGGCGTCGGTCAGTCTAAAATCATATGATCTAGATGTCTTGGGGTTGGTGCGTTCAAAGTATCCAAATGGTCCACCAGCTATGTAATTGCTGTCATCACCTGCAATGATTTTTGCTCTGCCTGCCTCGTATGATTCTTCGATCTTTTGTTGTATATAAGGATTGCTGAAATCATACATGTCGGCACTGACAATAACTTGGTCCTGGGTTTTTACTCTAAGCTGTTGTTGTATTTTGTCGTAGATAGGAGATTTGGGAAATGGCGTGACTTTTATATCTTCGGGTAACATCTTGCCTATGCTTTGAGCTGATGTTGAATCTAAATCTCTACTTTTTACTTCAAATCCATATGCAGGAACGTCAATTCCTTGACCATGACGATCCATGGGCCAACCTTGTGCCTCCATTATTTCTTCTATCGCTCGCCCAGCTGCGCCATTGGTCTTTGGCGGTACTGCCTGTCCTACCAAATGTTTGACTTGTTTGATTTTTGCCATTTTAAGATTTCAAACTTTCAAATGTTACAATCTTGCCCAAGGCATCACCAAGATTTTCATCTGGATGCACAATGTGCAGTTCACAGTGATGATGATCCTTGCGTTCATCGTATCTGTTGATCTCCACCAGTACACCACCATTGGCACGATACACAGTAAAGTTCATTCTATGCCGACTGCTGCCAATACTTGCAGATTCCTTCATCCCTATACTGAGACCACGCTCTGCACGATCTACTGACACTTGTGTATCATCGCGGTTTCTAAGATACTTGGCACGTTTCAATATCCAGTTGTCTAGCCATTTCATAATTTACTATCACCTTTGTAATCATCCCATGAAGTAAATGTCTCACGGCTCATCAGGCTGTGTAGACTGTGGCACCAGACGCCGGGATTGGTAGCGTCAAAGTCCTTGTCATCTATTTTTAACATTGTATTATAATTCCACAGTTTTGTATACGGCACACTTACTCGAATCTGCGGAATGAAGTTGCGATAATCACACAATGAACCATCATTGAACTCTTCTACAGCACTGATAGGAATGTCCAAAGTGCAAAGATAACCACGTAGCAAAAAGTACGTGATCATGCTTTCCCATTTGCGCCATTCTTCCGGGGTCTTGGGATCAAAACTGTGATTGGCGCCAAAGAATATGTGTTCACATTCAAGCATTTTGGCAGCAATGTTATCGATGGACTGTAACCCTACCACAAACAATGTCTTCTTACCAAATGCCGGAGTGCGTTCTACTTCTGTGCCCGTAAAGAAATCAACGCCTGCATGTCCTGCTCTATTCATGTTGTGGTCCCCAACTTGTCAAGTTTACTAGAATCAAAATCTTCTTGTTCCATTTGTTCATATGAAAACAATGCATTGAATTGGGGTTTAGAATTGGTAGTGTTCTTGCCTTTGTTGCCACGTGTGCCAACAATTTGATTCCAATAACCAGTCTTACCTGTGTAACCAGTTCGTTCAATCACAGCCATGGCGCTGGCCTTGTCTGGCGCTGAAAAAATTTCTTCTATAATGTTTTCAAAATACTCGTAGTCGCCGCCGTTGCGTTGCATCATGGCAGGATGTTCTCCTGCATCAAAACGACGATTGGCTTCTTGCACAGCAGTCAAATGCATCCACACGTTATGCCCCATGAGCAAAGCATAACTGAAACTGTCCCAGGATGTCTTGCCTTCTTTACCATTTTTGTTGACATCGCCTGGACCATAGATGCAGACATCTTTCATTGTAAGCATATCGCTGATAGGACTGTCCTGCCAGTTTTTAATATTGCTTGTTTTTGGCAAATCAGCCAACAATCCCACACTCCATTTGCGAGTGTCTGTGGAATATTTTTTGTCATCCAACACCGGAGCCATACGATACGACCACTTTGAATCATGTTCAAACACATTTTCAAAGTACACCTGACCATTGGCAGTGGCGAGGAATGGGCTGGCACAATCAAAGGAGATAGTAAAAGACGGGTTAACGTATTTTCTAACTGCCCTTTGAATCACGGTGAGTAGCACAGCCCATTCCAACTTTGATGTACCCAAAAAGTGCATCCAGTCATGTACACCCTGCTGTAACAGATTGTCATAACGAAGTGCAACCAGTCGAGTCAGTATCAGTTGAACGTCGCACATGTTCTGTCCGCCCATGGCCCAGCCGTCAAAGTGTGTGGCAGGATACACAGCAGGATCGCAAAACTCTTTCATTTCCTGATACCATGCTTCGGCACTGTCGTGACCATCGCCTTGCAACACATTCAAGAATCGGGCGCCACCTTCTTTGACACCTCGACGGTGTGCCATAAAATACAAGTTGTTGTATTTGGTGGCTGCAACTGCTTCATCCAGTGTGGTAACACCACAGGCCTTGCTGGATTTTTGATCGTGTATGACCCAGGTAGGAATATCAAGAATCATTCCATAGTCTGCAATGCTGTCTAGCCAACGCAACACTGTGTCACGTTTTTTCTGGGCAGCATCCAGCAACTTCTGATAGTCGGCAGCAGGGTCTTTTTTAATTTTTTTACCTTTGGCATTGACCACTTCAGTTGGGCCTTGAGCAACCAATGCAGTCATTTTATCTTGCACTGCTTGACTGGTTGGGTCTCGCCACTCGCCCTCCCACAAACCCTTGGCAATCTGGAATCCACCAGAGTCGCCAAGTATAAATGTGCCAGATTCACGATTGCGAACCATGTCTTCTGACCAGTCCTGCTTGGTCAAATCCAAATTGGCATGTCCTGCTGAATACAAACTCCAACGATATGGGAACAGCGCCTTCTGACTGTTGAGCCAGTTCATCTGTTCCATGTCAGTCAACCCTTGTGGAAACCTTGCAGGATCCACATATGGCTCGTTGCGTTGTTTGCCCACAAACGTGGCATAGAAACCTGATATAGCTGGTAAAAACACAGCATAATCATTTTGCTTGGCTGTTAAGTTATCTTTCAATTCGACCCCAATTTATTTTAAGCCACACACGTTCCATAACATAATGAACAATAGCCAACACAATGTGAATAATCACTGCATTGCCCAGGCCTGTCCATAAGGCAGTGATCAGCATGGCAATGATTCTATAACTTATTGTTCTTGCAACGGTGCGTGTGTGTGTTTCTGTCATTATTTGCTCTGTGCTGGTAAAATATAGTTGTAAACAGCCACGCCACTATCCACAGTGATCTTGGCAGCACCATCATCGCTGATGCGCATGGTTTTGTCACCACTCAGGGCTAGGATGCTCATGACTTCCTTCACTGGCCATGACCAAGTGCGTTTGAGTTGTCCTGTAACACCAGCATGAAAAACAAAATTACCAGAATGAGTGCTGTGGTCGCCAAAGAAAAACTTTAGATCGCCGTTTTCAGTGCGAGCTTGAAAGTTGGGTTCATCAGAATTGGCCTGTGCCTGTGAACGTAGTTTGATAATACCAGCCACAGTGGGGTCAAACTCAATGTGCCATGTCACGCCGGCAAATTTGGGTGTTTTGAGTTTTTCTTGCACAATTTGTTCAGCCATGAATCTGTAGTTGTTGCGAAAATCGCCATCTGCATTTTCAAAATTAATGCCTTCGGGTGTGCCATCACTTTTGGTGGCAATGGACAGTTTTGCATTCTCTTTGTATTCGGGCAAGTTCAACAAGATTTTGATCTTGCTCAAATTAGGCATGCCAAAAGTGTGTGCAAATTCTGCAATGGGCTTGTGGAAAGTACCTTCCAGCACCACAGACAAGTTTTCTGCCACGCCCACTATGCTTGTGGTTTTGGCATCTCCTGTGATTTTGATCAGGTCAATACAGCCCAGATCATGTGTGTGTTCTACCAAGTCTTTGAGATAGTCTTTCATTTATTACTCCTTAATTTGTGTATTATATAGATTTTTTTACTGTGGCGCAACTATTTTGGCCAGGCTCTGCCCGCCGCGAATGCTTTGGATGGATCCAG